AGAAGGTCGACGACGAGCGCAAGGGCAAGCTCATGTCCGCGTGCAATCATCGCTGGACGCTCTACCGCAAGAGCAACAGCCTGAAGGGCAAGGACATCAACGAGGCCCGCAAGGAATACCTCGCTCGATGCCTATCCGGGAACATCCCGGCGCCGCCGACGGGTGCACCGTGAGCGCCCTTGCTCGACAGCTTAATCACGAGCCGGCTCAGGTCGGTCATGGGGATCAGCGTGTATTGGCGCACCCAGGATATCGCGAGATACCGAAGTGCAAGCTTCCGCTCACCACGGAAGCCGCGAACAACGAGTACGACCTGGTCGCGAGAACTCTCTTCGACTCCGGCAAGCTCGATCTGTTCCATCACTCGCAATTGTCGATCTACGCTTCCATGTTCGACAAGATCGCCAGCGGAGCAAACGCCTCCGGCCGCGATCGTGATCTCCTCCAGCGTGCCCTAGAGGCCCTGAAGCTCGATGAACTCAACTCAGGACCAGTCGCCGCCGCGAAGGGCGCGCCGGTTAACAAGTTCGCGCGCGCTGGTTTCTCGGCGCGCCGCCGCTAAGCGCTTCGGCCTGATCGAGCTGGAGGGCGACGAATTCCCTGACTACCCAGGGATGGCCATCTGGTATGCCCAGGAGGTCATGAGAGGTATCGTCCCTGCGTGCAAGCAAGAGAAGCAGGCATGCGAGAGGTTCCTGAAGATGCTGGGAGAGTCGAAGAAGGACTCATCCCCATTCGAATGGAGCCCGATCAACGTGTGCGACATCTGTGCTTTCATCGAAGCACTGCCACACGTCAAGGGATTCGATGGTCCGATTGTCCTGCAACCGGTGCAGTGTTGGTGGCTGGCGGGTATCTTTGGCTTCAGAGAAAAGACGACCGGGCATCGCTGGGTTCGCGAGGCATCGCTCTGGATCCCGCGCAAGAATGGCAAAACGCTGATCTCTGTCGGGATTGCCCTTTTCTGCGCGAACTGTGAGGGCGAGGTCGGCGCCGAAGTCGCGATCTCAGCCGGCTCCGAAGGACAGGCGAACATCCCATACGGCGCGATGCGCGAGATGTTCAATCGCGAGCCGCAGCTCCGCGAATGGTTCGATATCCACGACACCCGCGACTACACGGAGTTCAGAGCGACCGGAGGCAAGGTCGTGCTCGCCACTGCCAGGGCCAAGAACCTGGATGGCTACAACCCTCACATGATCCTTGCGGAGGAACTCCATGCACAGAGCCAGGATGTTATCGGCGTGCTACGAACTGCACAGGGATCTCGAACAAACCCTCTCACGCTATCCATATCTACGGCCGGCCGTGATACCGGCTCAGCTGCATATGCTGATTGGCTGCACAGCCTTGCTGTACTGGATGGACGCGTTGCTTCCCCCAGACTCTTCACTGTGATTTACGCCGCCGACAAGGCTGACGAGGATCGCAGGTTCGACGATAAAATGTTGGAGCGGATCAATCCGCTTTGGGGTGTCTCTCTCAATCCGGTGTCCATCGACACTGAGAAACTCGAGGCCCGCAAGAACGAGTCAAAGCTGCAGGAGTTCAAGCGCACGCGCATGAACATCTGGAGCCGCGCTGCTGGCAACCTGATCTCGGTGGATGATTGGAATGCATGCTCTGATCCGACGCTTTCGCTCGACGCCTTCAAGGGTTATCCGATTTATGTGGGATTGGATCTGGCCGCGCGTCTTGATCTCAATGCTGCAGCGTTCATCACACAGGTCGGGGAGACCGTTTACGCCACGTCGAAATACTGGCTCGGAAAAAACAGTCCGCGCATGCGAGACGACAAATTTTCCGACGCGTTCTACGAGTGGGCAGAACAGGGTCACCTTACACTGACGGACGCATTCGGCGGGCAGTACGTCGACTTCCGCACCATCCTGCATGACGTGCTGGAGCAGTTGAGAGGCCACAACGTCATCGGCATCGCGGTCGACGACCAGCAGGCCAACATGATGGCCGCTGAGATCGAGGATGCTGGGTACCAGGTCTTCATCTTCCGCAAGAACGCGCGACAGATGACGCCATCGACTGAGGACATCATCGGCCGCACGACGAACCCTGAGCTACTGCAGCACGACGGCAACCCGATCAGCGGATGGTGCGCCGGCAACGTCGTCGGCTACTGGGATCAGAACGCAAACGTCCTGCCGAAGAAAGAGACGCCGAATAGCAAGGCGAACATCGACGGCATCGACGCGTTGATCCAGGCGAACTCACTGCGGATGGCCTACACGTCAGGCACGCTGACGAAGGACCAGACCAAGATCGTCGAGAACCCCTATCTCTCGCGCGGTCTTGCCGGCTTCAATACGGCAGCATGAGGTAGATCATGGAACAGTTGGATCTGCCTCTCGTCTCCAAGGATGATGCGCCTGCGGTACGTCTGGGTGACACCACGACGCTGCCGACCAACTACGGCCTCATGCAGGAGAACCTCTGGCAGACGCTGACCTTCCAGCGCAACGTCAACCTGCCTTTCACGCCGGGACGTGACACTGCGCTCGGCCTGTCGATCGCGATCCAGTGCGCCGGCATCAAGGCCCGCGACATTGCCAAAGCTGACATGCAGCTGTGGCGGAAGAAGGGTGCTGCGTACCGCCTAGTCCCGCCGGGTGAGCACTGGTTCGCCCAAATGCTCGCTCGGCGGCCGAATCAATACCACTCGTGGGCTGAGTTCTGGCGACTGGTGCTGATGCACTATTTCATCGCTCAGAACGCCTACATCTTCAAGGACATCCAGACGAATGGACAGGTCATCGGATTCCTTCCGCTTCCGCCCGCCAGGGTTCTTCCGCTCATGGCAGGCAGAGAGATGTTTTACCAGTTCGCCCCCTCTACCGAGTTTGAGCGCGGCATTCTGGGCAATGATCCGATCCGCATTCCTGCCAGCCGCATCATTCACCTCCGTGGCCGCATGTACGACGGTGTGCTCGGCCTCTCGAACGAGAAGCTCGGAGACCCGCTCTTCGAACTGATGGGAGCGATCTCGCGCTTCCAAGGGAACCTGTTCAAGAACGATGGCCGCCTGCCGATCGTGTTCGAGTCGAAGACGGCGAACTTCGGTACCGGAGAGCAGGCTAATCTCGCGTTCGCCCGCCTGAAGGATCAGCTTCGTGAGGCCGCACGTCGTATGGCTGCGTACGGCGATCCTATCCTGCTCGAGGCCGGCTACGAGGCGAAGGTGATCGCGCAGACCGCGCGCGATGCGATGACCAAGGAAGCCTTCGATGCCGCCGTGCAGCGCATCTGCTTCCTGATGGAGATCCCACCGTCGAAGATCTACGCGCTTGAGAGCGTCAAGTACGACAATCAAGCGACGATGAATGCTCAGTACGCGAGCGAGATCCTGAAGCCCGCTGCGAAGGACGTCAGCGAGAAATTCCGCCTCTCGATCTTCACTCCTGAAGAGCAGGACATCTACTGGCCCGAGTTCGATCAGCTTGAGCTCTTGTCGGGTGATCCCGCATCGCTGACGACGATCGTCGACACGCTGATGAAGACGGGCATCATCACGATCGACGAAGCGCGCGAGCGTGTTCCGCTAGGCCTCAATCCGCTTGGCAAGGACATCGGCGACGTCCGCTACCTGCCGACCAGCTTCGCGCTCGTGAAGGCTGACGGCAAGATCGAGCAACTCGGCGCGAGCGGTCAGGCGAACAACGATGGTCAGGGTGGCCAGGGAAATCCACCGAAGCCGCCGGCTAACGAATGAAGGTGATCGTACCGTATGCGCCTGGACGTCTGCACAGTGTCACGAGACGCGTTATCGAGAGCTATGAACTTCCTACCGAGTTCATCCGACTCGATTTCGATGATTCGTATCGACTGCTGCTCAAGGATCTATGGGTCGACGGTGAAACTGTCGTCATCATTGAACAGGACGTCGTTCCCTGGCCAGGAGCCATTGAAGAACTCCATCACTGTATGGGCGAATGGTGCAGTTGCGCGTACCGCCTGTTTGGAGGGTACGGGGTCTACCACCATCTAGGCTGCACGAAGCTGAGTTCAGAGTTGATGCGAAAGCTGCCGCACCTTTGGGACATACCGAGACACTGGAACAGTCTCGACACGCACCTTCGCTGGGAAGCTGACCAAGTCGGCATCCATCCACACCCTCATCGCCCGCCGGTCATCCACTTGTCGGAGCGCGAGATCGGAGGAGAGCATCATGGCAAATGACAATCACACGTCGGTCGACGAATTCCTTGAGCGCCGCAAACAGTTTGTGCGCGACGATGGCTCGGTCGTGAAGGCAGTGAAGAGCGGCGGTCCTAAGACATGGGATCCGAAGGCTCGCACCGTCGAGTTCATCATGAGTGCTGAGGTTGAAGATCGCGACCGCGATATCATCAAGCAGGCCGGCCTCAACATCGATTCGTTCATCGGTGAGAACCCGGTCGCTCTCCCAATGCACAACCACCGTGCTCTGCCCATCGGTAAGTGGTCAGACGTCACGAAGAACCTGACCGGCCGGCCGCGCCGTACGGAAGGCAAGCTGCACCTCATCAAAGAGGGCGTCAGCAATGTCGCCGACGAGATCGCCGCCCACTTCGACTTCGGCTCGCTCAAGGCCTGCTCGATCGGCTTCATCCCGACTAAGGTGAAGCGCCGGGACGTGCCTGAGGACAAGAAGAACGAGGACTACTTCTGGCCGGGATACGAGATCGAGGAGTCCGAACTTCTGGAGTGCTCGGTCGTGAATATCCCGGCCAATCCGGCCGCGCTCGCGAAGCACGCAGCTCTCGGAAATACCTACGCCAAGGAGATGATCGAGGAAGTCCTCGACAACTGGGCGAAGCATCCCGAGACCGGCCTCCTCATCCCGCGCAGCGAGTTCGAGGATGCGTGGCACAAGGCCACTGGCGAGCGCACGACCTTCACCGCCGATTACGGCTTGGCCGAGAAGAGCGTCCTCCAGACTGTCGGTTCGTTCTTCGGTCTCGTGCCGAAGACCACGGAGCAGATCGCTACCGGCGAAGGTGCCGGCGGTCTGACTCTCGACGAAGAGGCATTCCTCGCCGACCAGAAGAAGGCCGACGAAGACAAGCTCAATGCACTCAAGCAGACGGTCGAAGATGCTGTCCGTCGGCGAGAGGTGAGAATGCGCGCAGAGGCACTCGTTAAGCGCGTTGCGTAGACCGACCGCAGTCGGTGTGTAGCCCTCACGCAGGGCGTTCCGGTCTGATGCTGCGGAGCCAGACCTACTAGGAGAG